AGCGAAAAGGTTCTGAGGAATGAGGCGACCGGCGATGAGCTGGACGCCTTTTTCAATGGCGCCATTGAACCCTTTGCAATCAAGCTGTCCGACGCGTTGACCAGGATGGTGTTCACCGAGCGGGAGCGCAACGGCGGGAACGCGATCACGTTCACGGCCAACCGGCTGCAGTACATGAACATCGGCTCGAAGATATCCATGGCCCAGCAGCTGGGGGACCGTGGCGTGCTGACCATCGATGAGATCCGCGAGCTGTTCAATTACGAACCGCTGCCGGATGGCGCGGGCACATATACACCGATTCGCGGCGAGTACAAGAACGTCAAGGACGACGACCAGGATGGAGGGAACCAGGATGAATAAAGAATGCAGGGCTTTTAACTTTGAAGTCCGCGCTGAGAAAAACGAACAGCACGGCACCTTTATCACCGGCACGCCGATCGTGTTCGACCAGGACACGGACATGGGCTGGTACCAGGAGCGCATTGACCACCAGGCGCTGGCCGGGGCGGACCTGAAGGACGTCCGGTTCCTGATCGGCCACAACACCAGCATGATCCCGCTGGCCAGGTCGAGGAACAACAACGAAAACAGCACCATGCAGATGACGGTCACCGACCGCGGCATGGAGATCCGCGTGGATCTCGACACCGAGAACAACGCGGAAGCGAGAGCTCTTTATTCCGCAGTCCAGCGTGGCGACATGAGCGGCATGAGTTTCATGTTCATGGTGGACACGGATAAGGATATCTGGGAGGACACGGACACGGACTACCCCAAGCGGACGATCATGAGCATCCGCAAGGTGTACGAGGTGTCGGCGGTTGCCTTTCCGGCATACGAGCAGACCGACATCCAGGCAGCTTCCGAAGGCCAGACGCTGGACAGCGTGCGGGCCTCACTGGAGAGTGCGAAAGCGAAGCTGGCGGAGGAACGGGCTGCACAGGCCGAACAGGAGCGCCGGACGGCGGTACTTGAGCGGCTGGAAAAACTGACAAAGGAGGGCAGTGACGAATGAACCTGTCCGAACTGAACGGCGAACAGCTCCAGGCTCGCCTGGAAGGACTGAAAGCCGAAACTGCGGAGGAGAAGCGCGACGCGCTGACCACCGACGAACTGGAAGAGCGGGTCCAGGAGATGGAAGCCATCAAGGCCGAGATCGAAGCCCGCAAGAAAGCCGCTGCCGAAGAGGCGCGGAAAGCTGAAGAAGCCGCCAAGATGGACGGCAAAAAGATCATTGAGGAGGACAAAGAAATGGAAAATCGTTTTGCTGTAAATTCTCCAGAATACCGGGAGGCGTTCCTGAAGAACCTGCAGGGCAAGGAACTGACCGCTGAAGAGCGTGCCGCTGTGACGGCGTCCGCCGCGATCCCCACCGAGACCGCCAACAAGATCTGGGGCAAGATGGAACTGTACCCGATCCTGAACGCCATCGACGTGATGCACATCCCCGGCAACGTGATCCTGCCTGTCGAAGGCACGATCGCTGACGCTGCTGTGGTCGCCATGGGCACCGCTGCTAACGACAGCGGTGACACCCTGGTTCCCGTTTCCCTGGGCGCCTTCAAGCTGATCAAGACCGTGGAGATCACGGCTGATGTGGCCGCCATGGCTATCCCCGCTTTCGAGGATTGGCTGGTTGACCGCCTGGCCAACAAGATCTTCCGCCTGGTGGCTGCCAAGGTTGCCGCTGGTGCCGGAACCACCGAGCCCACCGGTCTGACCAGCATTACCGCTTCCGGCACCTACACCAAGGCCGCGATCTCCTACGCTGACTTGCTTACCATCATCGCTGCGCTGCCCGCAGAATACGACGCCAACGCCTGCTTCGTGATGAGCCGCGCCACGTTCTATAGCAACGTGCTGAACGTGACCACCACCCAGAAGCAGCCCGTGGTCGTGGCTGATCCCCAGGCTCCTGCGAAGTACAACGTATTCGGCTTCCCGGTGATCATCGAAGACGGCGTCGGCACCGACATCATCTTTGGCGACCTGAAGGAAGGCTATGTCTTCAACTTCGGCAAGGACGTCGAGGTCGAGAGCGACGCGTCCGTTGCGTTCCGTACCGGTTCCGTGGTCTTCCGCGGCATGGCCCTGGGCGATGGCAAGCCCACCGGCGTCGGCCTGGTGCGCTTCACCAAGGCGGCTTCCTAATCGGATAACGACACACAGGGGCGGGGGCTTCGGCCTCCGCCTCTTATCTTAGCGAGGTGAAACTGAATGCTTCAGGAAGCTAAGCTGGCGATGAGGATCAGCGCCGATGCGTATGACGGCGAAATCGCCGGACTGCTTGATGCCGGGGCGCGGGATCTGCAGATCGCCGGGGTAGTTCTCCCCGGCACGGTGGACTTCGCGATGACAGAAGCCGGCGTCCAGGACAACAGCACGCTGACGGATGCGCTGTGTATGCGGGCCATCATTACCTATGCGCGGATGCACTTCGGAAGCCCGGAGGATTTCGAGCGGCTGAAGGACGCATACAACGTGCAAAAGGTCCAGTTAATGCACGCGGGGGCCTATACGGACTACGAGGAGGCGGACGGCAATGGTGAGGGCTGACGTGATCGGTCTCGTGACCGAAACCCGCAGCGCCCACGGCGTCCACGAAGCCATCACAGAAACAGTCCGTGAGGTGCTCGCTGAGATCCGGAGCGTGACTCGCAGCGAGTACTACAACGCACTCAACGCGGGCATACAACCGGAACTTGTATTCAAGCTGACGCTGGACGCTGACTATCAGGGGGAACATTTCCTCCGCTTTCACGGCCTGCGCTATAGGGTCATACGGACGTACCTGACGAACGACGGCGGGATTGAAATCACGGCGGGAAGGAGTGACGAGAATGGCGAAGCGGAAGACAACAGCAGCAGTGCAGGCAACAACGCAGGTTGACGTTGTTGACGCGCTTGTGGCGAAGCTGAACGAGATCGAGGGCGTCGAGTTCGTGCGGGATGCCTGGTTGAACAAGGCCCCGGATGACTACGGCGTGGTTGAGCTCAACGGCGAGGCCCGGCAGCTCTGGGCGGACGGCCATCTGATCGACTCCATCTGGCAGGTGATCATCACGCTGTACGTCAAGGGCGACGCTGACACCTGGCCGATGGCGGTGCAGGCGAAGCTGGAGGAGCTCGAGAACGCGGGCGTGTGCGACCTTACGCACACGATCAGCAGAGAGTTCGACCAGACCATCGGGAAGGTCCGGTGGACCTGGACGGTGGCCCTGTACGGGGCGCTGACGGTTGGTGAGGGCAATGGCTAAGTTCGTGTTTGACATGGGCGAGGTCGGCGACCAGCTGGAGCAGCTCGCAAGCCGTGAGAACATCCGGCGGGTAGTTGAGGCTGGAGCCCAGGCCGCAGTCAGCGTGCTGCAGCGTCGCACAGAACAGCACCACCACGTAGTCACCGGCGAACTGATGGAATCCATCACAATGGGCACAATTCACGAGGACCTGGGGAGTGCCTGGACGGAGGTTTACCCAGGGAGCGGCGGAACTGATGAGAACACCGTCAAGGGCTTCGTGATCAACTACGGATATGGCGGAAAGAAGACCGCCAAGACCGGCGACAAGTTCATAACTGGCAAAAAGCCAGAACTCGAAGAGGCGGTACAGGCGGCCATGAGGGCCGAAACTGAACGCATCAAGAACGAAATAATGAGGTGAAAAAGAAATGGCTAAAGTTGGTATTAAGGGGCTGACCTATGCGCCCTACACCAGCGGCGGAGACGGCGCTGCCGTGGTCTATGGTACCGGCGCACAGCTGGCGGACTACATGATCCGGGCCGACATCAGCGAGGAACGCGATGACATCAAATTCCACGCTGACGATCACCAGATCGACTCCGAGAACGGCGTCAACGGCGTGACCTTGCAGCTGGAGCTGTCCAACTTCACGGACGAACTGGACAAGGTTCTGCTCGGACACGTTTCCGGAACCGGCGATGAGCTGAACGTGACCGCAAGCGATGCGCCTTTCGTGGGCGTTGGTTACGTCCGCAAGGAGCGGTTCAAGGGTGTCGTTAAGTACCATGCCTTCTGGATCTACAAGGTTCAGTTCAGCAAGGACAGCGACAGCACCCAGACCAAGGGCGAAAGCATTGACTTCCAGACGGAAACCATTTCCGGCGACGCGATGGGCGTGCAGCTCACGGCTGGCGGCGATGTGACGTACTACAGCCACACGCGCGTAGACACTGAGAGCGCAGCCCTGACCTGGCTGAGGGGCAAGGCCGGTATTTCCGGCTGATTTTGACCTGGGGGCGCTCTCATGTGCAGGGAGCGCCTCCGGGCTTTTTGAAAGGAGATAAAGGAGATATGGCAAGCATTACCATCAAAGGGGTCA